GTAACCAATCCTGCACTATGGGTTGTAGGAGAAGGACCACCAGACTTTGTACCGTCACAGTGGGAACACTCCGCAGAGCAACACGATAGTTATATGGACTGGGAAACAACATTTGATAACTTATATGAATGGGGAAAGAAAAAGAAATGACAGATAAAGTAGATAAATCATTAGGTGCTAAACGATTAGAAAAACACCTTAAAGATGAAATTAAAAAAGGTAAGAAGATGAGTGAAATATTTAGGGAAGCACAAGAAGAAAAGAAAAAACCAATCCGAAAACCACGAAGTGGTGGAGCGCCAATAATTAATTTAAAAGACATAACGGGTAGACCAGATCCAACTAAGAAAAATTTTATGACCGGTGGTATGGTTAACCCATCATTTGGAACTGACTTCGACGATAGATAAGGAGAAATAATATGGATAATAAAAAAGTACGTAAAATTATTAGTGGTTTAAAAAAAGCATCAAAGCTACATGCTTCTCAGGCTAAACAACTTGAGGGTATGTTAAAACAAAAGAAGAAATAGATGGCAACTTCAGGTACAACAACATTTAATTTAGATATAGCTGATGTAATCGAAGAAGCTATGTCTATGTTAGGCGGTGAGCAATCACTAGGATTTGAACCATTAGAGGCACGCCGTACACTTAATCTTCTTCTTATTGATTGGATGAACCGTGGTATATTACTATGGAAACAAAACTTAGCCACATTGGATATAACAAGTGGCACAGCTGAATATGTATTACCAACTTCACTTATAGATATAACTGAATTAGTTCATAGAACAGTAAGTGGTTCAACAACCACAGACTTAGCTTTAGAACGTATTACTATGGAAGCTTATCAACGAATTACAAACAAAACACAAACGGGTAGACCAACACAATATGCTGTTAACAGATTAAGAGATGCAGCTGAATTATATTTGTGGCCTACACCAGATGCTACAACTTCAAGCGGCACACCTATATTATCATATTTCAGTTTTAACAGAGTTGAAGATATAAATAAATCTACTCAAGATCCTGATGTTCCTTTTAGATTCTTACCATGTTTAACCACTGGTTTAGCCTACAAAATGTCTATCAAAAGACCAGGTATTACATCAGAACGAGCCAGTATGTTAAAGCAAATGTATGAAGAAGAATTAACATCAGCAATGTTTGCAGATAAAGAGAGAGCTAGTCTTTTGATTAAGCCATCGTTTAGGTTATAATGGCAAAAGGTAAGTATGCATACTTTATCTGCGACCGATCAGGATTTAGATTTAAATATTCTGAGAGAGTCAAAGAGCCGACGGGGTTGGTTGTTGGAGCTTCGGAAACGGATGGTCGATATAATATATTAGATCACCCGCAGAACAAAACTCCAAGGATTAATGACGATGAAAACTTGAGGGATGCACGTCCAGAAGTCGTACTAGCTACAACTGGCGATGCTGGATGGAGTCCTGATGATTCAACATTTACAAAGAGAGGTAACTAAAAATGGCCATTACACAAGCTGTATGTAATTCTTTTAAAAGAGATGTTTTACAAGAAGGGCATCAGATTAAAACTGATACCTTAAAGATAGCTTTATTCACAAGTTTAGCCTCATTATCTGCGGGTACATCTGTGTACTCTACAAGTAATGAAGTAGCTTCTAGTGGTGGATATGCTCCTGGAGGTGGTACACTAACTGGTGTAACTATTTCTCTCGGTGGCGAAACTGCTACTAGTGGAACTGCAATTATAGACTTTGCTGATATATCTTTTACAAGTACAACATTTTCGGCTAGAGGAGCGCTAATATATAATTCAACTAATAGTAATAAAGCTATTGCTGTATTAGACTTTGGGTCTGATAAAACGTCCACTAACGGTACGTTCACTATTTCATTCCCAGCTGCTGCTGCATCTACTGCTATTATCACATTATCGTAATTCATAGGTAATCAGTTATGACTGTGATTACCAGTGGATACAGTAGAAATACTTGGAACTCAGGTGCATGGAACCGAAGTGTAGTTAATCGTTCGGTTACGGTTAGTGGAGTTTCATTATCTACTACCCTTCGTTCTATAGAAGTAATTATTCCAGGCACGGCTTTCCCCACGGGTGTTAGCCTTATATCAGCATCAGGAACACCAAATATATTAGCAGATTCAAACACAACATTAACTGGTGTTAGTTCTAGTTTTAGTGTAAATAATGTTTCAATAGGTTTAGTACAACAAGTTAATGCCGTAGGAGTTGCTACAAACTTTGCTCTAGGTTCATCAAGTATTGCAGCAAATTCTAATCTTATATTAACAGGTGTATCATCGTTATTTAACACAGGAGCCCTAACTGTAGAAAGAGGACCGTCAGTCCCAGTTACAGGAACATCTGCTTCTTTTAGTGTAAACAGTGTGAACCCCCAAGCTGGCGCTAATCCAGTATTTTATATATCTAAAACATTTAAGGTAAAAGTAAGGAGCACTAGTGGTGGCAATAAATACTTAATAGACGGTAAACAACAATACGGACTTAATTTAGCAAAAGGTAGAAACCTATTTACATTTGATCAATCTGATAGTTCTAATGATGGTCATCCATTAAGGTTTAGTCTGACACCAAACGGGACTCACGGAGGAGGAACTGAATTTACAACTAATGTACAAACGGTAGGAACTCCCGGTAATCCCGGAGCTTATAGTCAAATATTTGTTGCAAATAATGGTCCAACTAGATTATACTATTACTGTACAGTCCACTCCGGAATGGGCAGCGTAATGAATTTTAATTCTGTATTATCCATGGGAGTAGGGACAACAAGCATAGGTGGAAACAGTAATCTTGTTTTAACGGGTGTACGAATGAATATGTCAACACAACTTAGGGGTATATGGTCACCAAAAATATTTGGAAACAATCAATTGTGGAAAGCTAAAAAAATATGAGTATAACTTACAATCAACTTGTCGATAGAATTAAAACAACAACCGAAGATGTTAGTGCAGAGTTTATAACTGATATACCTTTTTTTATAGAAAGAGCTGAAGCAAGATTAACAAGAGAAATAGATTCGTATGGTGTTGTGCAATATGCAAATTCAAATTTAGTTGAGGGCGATCCATTTATAACTAAACCTCTTGATACGTTAATAATTAAAAATTTAAATATATTAAAAACCGATGGAACACGTATTAATTTATTACAAAAAACTGATGAATATTTAAACGATTACTGGCCACAACGAACAAGCACAGGAGTCCCTCGGTATTATGCTAACTTTGGATTTGATAATTTACTAATTGCACCTACACCAGATCAAAACTATTCTTGTGAAATATCCTACATTGTTCAACCAACAGCAGCCACCTCTGTGCATCAAGAGAATTTCTTTACAGAATATTGTTCTAATGCATTGTTTTATGCTAGTATGAAGGAAGCTTGTATGTTTATGAAGAATTATACAGCTGCTCAAGTTTGGGAACAAGATTACCAACGGGCTTTTACTGACTTATTAAATGAAGCCAGAAGAACGAGACAGGATGATATGAGAAACAATGCCTCACCAGCTGGAGGCGATAACACATTAGTAAAAGGAAGTAATTAATTATGCCAAGTAGTTATACAACAAGACTTAGATTAGAAAAGCAAGCTGATGGAGAAAACGCAAACACCTGGGGTGATCGTCTAAACCAACAAGTTATTGACATGGTGGACGAAGCCGTAGGTGGTGTCCTCGGTGTTGCTATTACAACATCTGTAACAACTTTATCAACAAATAATGGTGCAACTGATCAAGCAAGAAATGCGGTTGTAAGAGTATCTGGAAATCCAGGTGTAACTAGTTGTACAATAGAAATTCCTAATAACGAAAAAGTATATACTTTTACTAATCAAACAACTGGGGTCACTACATTAACTGTAAAAAGAGCAGGAGGAGGTACAGGTGTAAATATTCCTCTTAATGGATCTAAAATTGTGTACTGTGATGGCGCTAATATGCATGATGCAGTAAATGCAGCTGGAGTAAGTGCATTAGCTTTAGAGGGTGGAACTGTACCTGGTTTTACAGTATCTGGAACTGTAAGTGCAACTAGTTTTGTAGGAACTAAAATTGTAGCTACAACGAGTTTAACAAGTGGTAATGTGTCTGTCACTGGAGATGTAAATGTTTCCGGAGGAATTGCAATAGGTTCTGGAGATAATAAAGGTAAACAACTTAGAATTACAAAGTCTGCGGTTGCTGATATTGTTTCCGTAGCAACATCAGGGACATCGGCTCATGATATTAAACCAGATTTTGGAACGGCTCAAAACTTTATACATACATTAAGGGCTAGTTCAACACTAGCTAATCCAATATCAAGTACTTGTATTGCTGGTCAAACTGGTTCTTTCTTTATTAGACAAGATTCAGTCGGAAGTCATACGTTAACTTTTAAATCAAATTATAAATTTGTAGGCGGTACGGCCCCAACTTTAACAACATCGGCTTGTGCTACGGATCGTATTGATTATATAGTTCAATCAAGTTCAAGTATTCATATGCAAGCTAGTTTAGACATTAAGGCATCGTCATAGAGGTATAAATGGTATTTCAAAATAATGTTTTGGCGGGTGCTTCAAATGTCATTGACGGTCTACCAGATCAATTTTTAGTAAATCAATCAATTAGATTCAATTCTGATGATAGTGCTTATTTAACAAGAACGCAGCCAACATCTACAACTACTAATAAATTATTTACTATTTCTTTTTGGATAAAAAGACAACCTGGAACTAATAGTATAGTTTATAATGGTCATTTAAATAATAGTTACTATAGTTGGTTAGGGTTTGCCAATGATGATACTTTTTTTGTTCAACAATATCAAACTACAAATAAATTTGTTCAAACTACAGACAGAAAATTTAGAGACCCAAGTGCATTCTACCACATAGTTTACATATATGATTCAGCTAATAGCATTGAGAGTGATAGAACAAGATTGTATGTAAATGGACAAAGAGAGACTTTAATTCAATTTACAAGTAATACACTTTACCCTACTTCCGACTTAGCTAACTATTGGATTTATACAGGGGTTAGTAATAATATTGGACTTAGAGCATCTGACAATCTTCGTTTAGATGCATACATAGCTGAATTGGCTATGTTTCAAGACCAAGGGTATGAACCTGACAACTTCGGTGAAACAAATAGTTCCGGTATCTGGATTCCCAAGACTGGTATAGCAAGTTTAAATTTTGGAGATTCTGGGTTTTATATAAAAGGAGAAAACGCTAGTGATTTAGGAAATGATAGTGGCACTGCTAACAGTGGCGCTGGTTATGATTTCACAGCAAATGGGATGGAAACAAATGACCAAAGGGCTGATACACCTACGAATAATCAAATTACATTTAACCCTTTAAACAATCAAAAAAGTGGTGGTTCACCAAGTAATGGTAATTTAGATTATGTTGGTCCAGGTACAAGAACAATTATTAGTTTAACTGCTAACATACCATCAACTGGCAAGTGGGCTATTGCATATAAAGTTGCACAAGTTAGCACTGGCTCAGGATGGCAAATAGGAATATCAACTGCAAGTGATAAAGATTTTAGCGATGCCGTAGGAAGTAATGAAGATTTAGATTTAGTAAGAATGCAAACTACGAGTTCAGATTTAAAAATAAATGATGCTGTAAATGGCTCAACTATAGATCCAAGTTTACCTGTTACTACAAGTGATGAATTTTGGGTAGCAGTTGATATGGATTCAGGAAAAGTGTTTTTAGGAATATATGATGCATCTGATTCATCAATGAAATTTGTTGCAAATGATGCTGGTCTAGATGGTAATCCAGCAACTGGAGATAATCCAACAGTAACATTTACCACAGCAGAGATGCCAAGAGATGATGTTGTATTTTCAGTAGGTAGTAAACAAACAAGTCAATATATCTACCTACAAAGATCAACAGAAGTTAGTGGTACAACACCAACTGGATATACATATTTTGAAAATTTAAAGGATTTAATATAATGCCAGTACCAACAATACAAAACGGTAGAACACAATTCTTTCCAATACTTTACGAGGGTAACGGCGGCGGACAGCGTGTCGGTAAATTTGTGCCTTTTACTAATGATGGAACGATTGCTAATAGCTGTGTATTTGATGGTTCATCTGATTATTTAGATAAAACATTTAGTGGTGCTGGAAACAGAAAGACTTGGACTTGGAGTTGTTGGTTTAAAAAAACAAGTATTGGTGGAGATAGATTTGATTTTTTTTCTGGTGGCACAGGCTCAAGCGATACAACTGTATTAGAGTTACAGTTTCAAGGCGATAATATAAGAATAACAGGTTATAACACAGTCTATTTAAAAACAAATAGAACTTTTGAAGATTCATCAAAATTTTACCATATCTTAGTTGCATTTGATTCTACTCAAGAAACAGAAACTGACAGAATAAAACTTTATGTTGATGGTGATGAAATAACTTCTTTTTCAACAGATAATCGTTCATCAATATCTCGAAATACTGATTATGGGATAAACCAAGCATCATCACATACAATTGGCAGATATTCAGGTTCAGCAAATTTTTATCTAAATGGTTATCTTTCAGAAGTAAATTTTGTAGATGGTTCAGCACTAACACCTGATACTTTTGGCGTTACCGACACAAGCACAGGGCGCTGGGTCCCAAAAACATTAAGTGGTATTACTTACGGCACAAATGGATTTAGATTACAATTTGGTACAAGCTCGGCTATGGGAGACGACACAGCTAACTCTAATGATTTTTCTTTAAATAACATTGATGCAACAAATCAAACTACAGATAGTCCGACACAGAATATTATGATTTTTACACAAAATGGTCAAGTTGGTTCTAATACTTTATCTCAAGGAAATTTAAAACCAACATTTCCATCAGGAACTGGAGCATCTGCTATACCTTCTACTTTTAAGATTCCAGTTGGTAAATGGTATTTTGAATATTATATATCTGCTGCAAATCAAGTTTTAATAATGATGGCAGTAGCTCCAGAGAATACAAATTTTTCAGCAAGAATGCACACTTTGTCTGGTTTTAAAACATACTATCCATACACAAGAAGTATTTATGAGGGAGGTAGTATTTTATTCGATGGAACTGATATGCCAATTGGCGAAACTGATGTTACGGTTGGTTTTTATATTGAAAGAAAAGAGAATGGTACAGTAAATTATTGGATTGGTGATGACCAAGCATCTAAAGGAACATTTGCATACAGTTTTTCTGGTAACCCAGTAACTGGTGCTAATCCTATTGAAAGTTCATTTACACGAAATAGAAGTTTAAAACTTTTTACTGGTAGTGATGGAAACGGAAGCGATGGTAGTGGTATTAGAGGTACTTTTAATTTTGGTCAATTAAAAGAAAGTCCTATAGATAGTGGTACGACTTTGACAGACTATACAAGCACAGCTGGAGGATTTTTTAGATATCAACCAGCAGATGGATTTAAAGCATTGAATCAGGACAATTTGCCAGAAGCTTCAGAAGGTGTAAGTGGATTAGTGTGGATGAAGAACAGAGATGCTAGTGACAAGCACCAATTGTATGATAGTTCACGAGGTAAACAAAAAGTAATTGATTCAAATAATAGCACTATTGAGACGACAGTAGCAGATGGCTTACAGAAATTTCTTAAAGGTGGTCAACAAATTGAAGATAGTGATGCAATCAATACAAGTGGTGAATCCTTTATTTCATGGAACTGGGTAGGAAATAATGCAACTGTTGTTGATAATAACGAAGGATCAATTACAAGTTCTGTTCAAGTCAATTCTACAGCAGGATTCAGTATAATACGTTTTACTGGAACTAATAGTGCAGCCACAGTTGGTCACGGTTTATCAGTAGCCCCAGAGTGGGTTATATCAAAAAATCTTGATGATACAGCGAATTGGGCAGTTTATCACAAAGATTTAACCAGTTATGCAAAGACATTATTTTTAAGTGACAATCGTGCAGAAACATCTTCAACTACAATGTGGGATAGTAAAGTAACGACAGAAACCGTCATTAATGTAAGTTCAAATTTTGCAACTAATGGTAGTTCAGACAGAATGGTCATGTATGCTTGGCATTCAGTTGTTGGTTTTAGTAAATTCGGCAAGTACTTCGGAAATTCAGATTCGGACGGTACGTTTGTATATACTGGTTTTAAACCAGCTTGGCTTATGGTTAAAAAATTAAGTGGGAGTGGTAATTGGGTTATTATGGACTCAACTCGTTCACCAATAAATCCAGTTGCAACTTTTTTTAATGCTGATGGAGATAGTGAAGTTACCACAGCGGCCAGACAGACCGATCTGCTTTCAAATGGGTTTAAGTTTCGTGGTGATAATCCGGCTACAAATGCAAGTGGTACATATGTGTATTTTGCATTTGCTGAACATCCCTTCATTGGAAGTCAAACACTTAAAGGATTTAGTCCAGTTACTGCAAGATAGACTTGTATATATGGAACAAATATTTAATAATAGAAACATAACGAAATAGGAGTATTATGTCTTGGGCAATGGTAAAAAACAATCAAGTTATTGAAATATTCAATGGACCCAAACCTTTAACTATAAAAGGAACACAATATCCAAAGAGTATTTTTAATTTATGGTCTAAAGAAAAATTAAAAAAGTTAGGTATTTATCGAACACGAATAACAAGCGTAGTAGATAATAGAACTCATAAAACAACAGGCGGTGTAACGTATACAATTAATACAGACCATGTAGCTATACACTATAATACAAAACCACATGTTTTAGAAGATGTTACCAATGAAGATAAAAGTGTAACATCAGGTTTAAAATCAAAATTAATTGCAGAAGTAGATGACTATGCACATCAAATATTAGCACCGTCAGATTGGATGACTATACGTCAAAGTGAAACTGGTGTAGCCATGGCTGATAATTGGAAAACATGGAGAGCTAGTGTACGAACTCAAGCTAAAGCTATGAAGACAGCTATTAATGCTGTAACAACGATTACTGACGTTCCGGGATTATATGTAACCTATGCAACAGCTAGTGATGGAACAATGACATCGGTATCTAGTGGTCATCTGTGGCATTGGCCAAAAAACCCAGATGAGGATTAGAGAAAGGTGGGAAGAATAAATGTCCACCGATACAATTCTATTTGATTTAAATTTTAGACCGGGGATAGATAGAGAATCTACAGAGTATGCTTCCAAAGGTGGGTGGTATAACGGTGACAAGGTACGGTTCCGTGCAGGTAAACCAGAAAATATTAGAGGGTACGAAAAAAGAAGTCCAAATGCTTTTATAGGAACGGGAAGAACATCTCATGCTTTTGCGAATAACAGTGGTATACAACATTTAAGTTTTGGAACTGAAAGTCATTTGTACATTTATGTTGGTGGTAATAATTTTGACATAACACCCATACGATCATCTATCACAACATCTGGAACATTTAGCACTGCTGCCTCTTCTACTCGTATATCAGTATCTGTTACTAATCATGGTGCTAGTAAAGGAGATTACCTTACTCTTGTATCATCAACAACTGTTGGTGGTAATTTAGTATTTAATAATGCTCATTATGAAGTTCTATCTGCAACAGATAATAATTTTACATTCACGACTACAGTAGCTGCATCGGCAACAACAAATAATGTAAGTCGAGCTAATATTCAATTCAACATTGCTTCTGGTGGTACATTAAATGTAGCTGCATTAGGTTGGGGTATTGGTGTTTACAATGCAGGTGTATCAATAACAGGCGCACGTGCTTGGAATCAACCAGCTGCCGCTAATGCTGATTCACTAACACTACCACTACGTCAATGGGGTTTAGATAATTTTGGTGAAGATTTATTGGCTTTACCAAAACAAGGCCGATTATTTGTATGGGAAGAATCTGGCGGCACGAGTAGTAAAGCTGTACTTGTAACGGCTTCACCAAGCTCTTCTAATTTTATGTTTGTATCACAACAAGATAGGCATGTCATTTGTTTAGGGACTAACGGTATTGATGGGGTATTTGATCCAATGCTTGTTAGATGGTCAGATCAAAATGATTATGCAAATTGGAGTGTTAATGTTAGTAGCACATCCGGACAGAATCAACTTGGTGATGGTAGTAAAATTGTTACCGGTATGAATACTCGTAACCAATCTTTAATATGGACGGATAATGCTTTACATGCTATGGAGTTTGTTGGTCCGCCTTTTATATTTAACTTTCGACAACTTGGTTCTAACTGTGGTATCGCTGGACAGCACGCCGCCGCTGAAATAGACGGCCGTGTTTTTTGGATGGGACTAAAAGATTTCTTTATGTATGATGGAGGTGTAAATGCTTTACCATGTACAGTTCGTCGTTTTGTGTTTGATGATTTTAACTATGACCAAAAAGATAAAGTTTACGCAGGAACTAACCAAGAGTTTAGAGAAATTACATGGTTATATCCGAGTGCTAATTCATCTGATATAGATCGTTACGTAAGTTATAATCCAGTTGAAAATTATTGGACATTTGGTACAACTATATTTACAACATGGGAAGATAGATCCGTGTTTAATAATATGTTAACAACTGGTAAAGAAGACGATGGCGATAATTATTTATACACAAATGAACCAGAAGGTGTATTTACCGCTGATGGGCAAAGACAAGAAGCATTTTTAGAATCATCTGAATTTGACACAACTCCCCCAGCTTATGGTCCAGGAGATAATATTATATACTTGGATAGAATCGTTCCAGACTTTACAATAAATGATGGCGGCATAGTTACTATGAAAATGAAACTTAAAAGGTTTCCAAATGGTACGATAACTGAAAAAGGTCCTTTTACGGTTACACCGACGACACAGTTTATACGAACACGAGCACGTAGTCGACAAGCTATTATTCGTATATCAACATCAACAGGTGGAACAAGTTGGAGATTAGGATCAATACGAATGGATGTGGCACAAGATGGCAAAAGATAACAGAAGAATACCAAGAAAAAAAGGACAACCAGTCGGTAGTAAAAAACACTCTGACTTATATACCGATGAAAATCCAAAAGGAACTATACGTGGTTTAAAATTTACAACAGTTGCGGATGCAAGGGCTTCAGTTAATAAGATTAAAAGATCGAATAGAACCCATGCTCATAAGACACAAGCTGCTATAGCTATGGAACAACGAGCTAGAGTTGCGGGTAAAACAGGACCGGCTAAAATATATAGAACATTTATAAACCAACAAAAACAAAAAACAAAAGAAAAGAAAAGAAGGGTGGTTTAGATGGCAGATTTTCCTAGATGGCCAAAACTACCATTTGGTATAAGTTTAGAGGGTGCGTTAACAAAAGTAGAAACGTGGGCTAATAGACTTGTTGATACACTAGCTTCCGACAGTGTTAGACTAAGACGAGCTGCTATAAAAGACGGTTCGGATTCTTTATCTTTACAAGGTCGTGTACAATTAAATTCTAATTTAACAAATCCTGATACGACTGAAGCTTTTTTAGAGGGACAGATAAGATACAATGCAGACACTAATAAGTTTCAAGGCTATGATGGTACAGATTGGAGAGATTTTCACTAATGTTTAAAAGTATAGGTGGTTTTTTTAGAGATGTAGTTGCGCCAATTGGGTTAGGAATTATAGGTGGTCCTGCCTTTGGACCATTATTAGCGGCTACATATTCTGGGATTAACACAGGTATTAAGACAGGTAGTCCACTAGCAGGTCTTGGGTCGGCTGGTTTAAGTTTTGGATTGTCAACTGCACTTCAAGGGATAAAAGCACCGACACCTAAAAGCTTTGATTTATCAGCCTCAGCTAGTCCAATTACTAGAGGTTTAGAAACAACTGGTGCTAATGTAGTATCAGGAGGAATTAAAACTGCTGGTGGCCCAGCTTTTTTAGGTGCTGGAACAGCAGGTCAACTTGCTCAAAGTGGGTCTTCGTTAGCTACTAATCTTGCTACAACACCCGCAAGTGCTGCGCTATATCCACTTGGTAGTGGTCCAACAATACCTAGCTATTTTGATCAAGCAGTTTCAAGATTTCAAACACCGATAAGCAGTATTGATAAGACAGGACTAGTTGAAAAACTTCCAGATTTTGTTGGTAGACAATCACCATTAACAATTGCTGGAGTAGGTGGTGCTTTACAAATGGCGGCAACACCTATGGAAACCCCACAACCAGCTCCAATACCTCGTATCGTAGATGAAGAAGCAGATGGTGATTATTCATATAAAGGTCCGCTTGATCGTGGTCCATATACATATGCAGATCCAGAAGACATTGCTTATGGTAGAGTTACACCGGGTTCATATGGTTATCTCGGCGCTAAGCAAGGTGGTGTTATTAAAGCTCAAGGTGGTGGAGTTATGATGCAGTCTGGTCCGTACAATCCAGAGATTGAAAAAAGAAAAGCAACATTTAGACCAACAGGAAATATTGGTGTCATACCTCCAGGCATATCTTCTTTTGCTAAAACCCAACCGGGTATGACAATGAAGCCACAATTAACCAGAGGTTTAGGTGCACCGGTAGCTCCTACAGTTCCAACAAGTGCTGCTGCATTACCAAGACAAAACATACCTTCAGCTGCACTAGCGCCAATGCCTATGAGTGGTATTGCTGCTCCACAATCTACACAAGATGCAAGTAAACTTGTATCTCAAGGTAAACAAATTGCTAAACAATTACCACAATTAGCTCAAGCCGCTTCTCAAGCAGTTCCAGTTGCTCTGCAAAAAGAAGTACAAAATCTTGAAAAACTTCCACAAAAAGATATCAGTATTAATATTGATCAAGTTCGTAATCTTTTAGGATTAGCTGGTGGTGGTTCAATACCATCATCAACAGATTTACCAGAAGAAGAATTCGCTAGCATAGGTATATATAGAAATCCAGACGAATATGATACTGACAAAATGATGGCCGAGGGTGGAGAAGTTAAATCTGATAAAACATTACAAGAGAATGCATTCGTTATACCAGCAGATGTCGTGGGTCACATAGGTGACGGTTCATCTGATGCTGGTGCTCAAAGATTACAAAGTTA